ATGCAATTCCGCGAACGGCGCCGTGTCATCCAGGTCATCCGCACCACCTACGACCCGGAGGTGAAGCGCGGGCGTTCCGAAGTTCTGGGCAAGATCGATAAGGCGGCGCCCACCGTCACCGACAAGCTGCACAAGGCCTGCACGCCGGAGGAACTGGCGGAAATCGCCACCTACCTCGCCAACCGGCAGAACCTGCTGCGCAACGAGGCGGTGCGCGCCGGGGCCGAAACCCTGCCCGCCCAGATGCGTGCCGCCGCGGAGTATTTCCGCACGCACCGCGACGAGGAGGCCAAGGATTTCGCGGTCGACATCCGCGCCGCCTGGGACGAACTGAAGTCCGCGCTGCGCAAGGCCGGCTTCGCCAAGGGCAAGGCGCTGAAGAAGGCACAGAAGAGCGCGGAGAAGGCTGCGGCGGCGGAGGCGCCGGCTGCGGAGGCCGCTCCTGTCGAGACGCCCGCCGCGAATGCGGTGGTCGAGAAGACGGTGACCGGGAAGCCCGCTGCCGCGAAGAAGGCCGCGCCGGTCCGGAAGCCGACCGCTGCGAAGAAGACGCCCGCGGCGCGCAGGGCGGCGGTGCCGAAGCGGACGGAGACGGCGGCGGTCGCCCTGATGGCGTCCAACCCGGAGGTCGCCGCGGAGCCGGTGGTGACCGTTCCGCCGGTGGTGGCGGACAGCAAACCCGACGCGGCTCAGTAAGCCGGTTCGAAAGCGGGCGCCGCCAGGGCGCAAGCCGCGTGGCGGTGGTGCGCCAGGGTGCGAGAGAGGCGCGACAACCACGCGTCGGCCGCCGCACCGTCGGCGGGCAGGGCGGCGCGGCGGCGCGCGGCGCCCTGCCGTGCCTCGGCGGCCAAGCGGTCGTGCAGAGAGCGCGTTGCGGAGCGGACGAGGGCGGCGTGGCGCTCGCCGCCGCCGAGCAGGGCGGTTTTCAGGGAGCGGCGCGGCGGCGGGCCGTCATGGCCGCGCTCCAGTTCATCAAGGCCCGGGCCGTTGGGAATTTTGGAGTGGGCGCTTGCGGACGACGGCGGGGCATCGCGGGACATGGTCGCGCATGCTGCGCGTGCCACAGCCCCGTGTCAAGTCAAATAAAGGAAAAATAACCTAGGATCGGTTGCCCTTGGGCAGCCGCCCTTACTGGCTGGCCCAGATGATCCGCGCCATCCAGGCCACGTCGGCGCGCGGGATGTTGCGGTCCGGGTGGGCGCGGTTGATGGACATCAGTTCCACCTTCGTCGCCGTTTCCCGCATCAGCTGCTTGGCCATCACCTCGCCGCCCTTGGTGCGCACCACCACGCGGTCGTTGCGGCGGATCTGCGCCGCCGGGGACACGATGATGGTGTCGCCGTCGCGGTAAACCGGGTCCATGCTGTCGCCGGCGATCTCCAGCGCGTACGCGTGCGGGTCGCCGATGCTGGGGAACAGAAGCTCGTCCCAGCCCACGCCGGAGGGGAAGCCCGCGTCGTCGAAGAAGCCGGCGTTGCCCGCCTGGGCGTAGCCGATCACCGGCACCCGCTGCAGCGAGCCCGGGCCAGCCGACTCGCCGACCAGGCTCACGAACTCCGTCAGCGATGCGCCGGTCGCTTCCAGCACCTTGGAGACGCTTTCGGTCGAGGGCCAGCGGAGCTTCCCGTCGCCGGTGGTCCGCTTGCTTTTGTTGAAGGTCGTCGGATCGAGCCCGGCGCGCCGCGCGAGCCCTGAGGCCGACAGCCCGTTCTGGGCTGCAAGGCGGTCGATCGCCCGCCAGATGTCCGCGTGTTTCAGCATGGGACGATAATCTCATAAACCCCGCGCCCCGTCCCTAGGAACCTTTTCATATTTTCCTTGACCGAGGAATAAAATCAGTACATAACGTGAACAGACGTTCGCGCTTGCCGCGCAACACGGCGCCTGGGCGGTCCGAATCGCGAGTGAGTCGGAACCCGCGAACGCAGAGCGTGCATTTCAACCGGAAGGCTTCGACGCATGGATCTTCACCGCAGCACCCTCCGCAGCCGGCCCGCGATGGTTTCTCCACAGATGGTCTCTCCCGGGGCGGCGTTCCCCATGGAATTCGACGTCGGCGGTGTTCCGTTCGGCAGCGCCGAGGAGGCGTGGTTCTGGTCGGTGCAGGCGCAGGAGGCCAAGGCGGCCGGTGCCCGCGTCACCGCCGGGAAGGGGCTGGTGCAGCGTCCGTGCGAACCGTCCGACGTGCTGCGCGCGGTGGACCGGCTGTACCGCCGGCGCCTGCTGCTGCGCGACCACCTGCACGTGCTAGTCCATTACGGCCGCCGGCTGATGGCCCCCGACCCGGAGCGCCGCCGGGAGCAGCGTGCCCACACGCTGTGGCGGGAGGCTTTCGCCCAGCTCGCCCCGGTGCTGCGCGAGAAGGGGATCGTGCAATGAGTTGCGACCCGTTGCCGGGCGCCGACGGAACGGGCCGCCGCGCCTGGGTGGTGTTCCGCGGCGACGCGGAGCTGTGGTGGCTGCGCCTGCTGCGGCCGGGATTCCGCCACTGCTTCGCGATCCTGAACGACGGCCGTTATTGGGTGCTGGTCGACCCTCTGGCGCCCTTCACCGACGTGGAGGTGCTGGATCTGCCCGCTGCCTACGACCTGCCGGGATGGTTCCGCGAGAAGGGCATGGCGGTCGCCCCGGCGCCGCTGCGCCGCGGCTTGACCCGCCCGGCGCCGTGGGCGCCCTTCACCTGCGTAGAGGCCGTCAAGCGCCTGCTCGGCCTCCACGCGCCGGGCGTGCTGACGCCCTGGCAGCTCTACCGCCGGCTGGGCGCCGCCGCGGCGGTCTGACCGCCCCTATTCCCGCACACCCGCTTCCCAGCAGGAGAGAACCGCCCATGGCGAACCTGTTCAAGGCTCCCCGGCCGTCCGCGACGGCGACCGCCGTTGCCACGCCGACTGCGGCCCCGGCGCCGACCCCGGCACCGGCCCCGGCCCCAGCGCCCGACCCGACGCCGGTCGTGGCGACGCCGGCAATCACCCCGGCACCCACCCCGGTCGCAACGCCATCCACACCGCCCTGGTGGGCGACGACGCCGCCGGCCGTGGAGGCCGCCCCGACCCCCGTGGCGCCGGCTCCCACCAACCCGGCCACCGATACCCCGGCCATCAACACCCCGGCTGCGTCGGACACGCCCCCCGCGCCCCCCGCCGCGACTCCGGCCGAGCAGGACACGGCGAAGGCCGCGGAGGAACTGCTGCAACGGCGCGCGCGCAGCCTGATCGGAACGGTGCAGACCTCCTGGCGCGGCGTGCTCGACACCAACACGCTGCAGCCGCTGCGCAAGCGCCTGCTGGGGGAATGAGCGCATGAGCGATTCCATCACCATGGCCCGGCCGACGGGGGCTCCCGGCGGGACGACCGCGGCAAAGGCGGAGACCGAGGCGCAGGCCCTGCTGGACCGCTACCGCGCGGCGCGGGAGCGCCGGTCGGTGTGGGAAAGCCACTGGCAGGACTGCTACGACCACGCGCTGCCGAACGGGCAGCCTTTCCGCGGCACCGGCACGCCCGGCGAACGGCGGGTCGACCGGCTGTTCGACGGCACCGCGCCGGACGCGGTGGAGCAGCTGGCCTCCAGCCTGCTGGCGGAGCTGACCCCGCCCTGGTCGCGCTGGTTCGGGTTGGTGCCCGGCCCGACCCTGTCGGATGCGGAGCGCGACCGCGTTGCCCCGATGCTCGACCGCGCGGCCGGCATCGTCCAGGCGCACCTGGACCGCTCCAACTTCGCGGTGGAGATCCACCAAGCCTTCCTCGACCTCGTCACCGTCGGCACTGCCTCCCTGCTGATGGAGGAAGCCGCACCCGGCGCCCCCACTAGCCTGCGCTTCACTGCCGTGCCGTTGGCCGAGGTGGTGCTGGAGGAGGGGGCGGACGGCCGGCTGGACGGCACCTACCGCCGCAGCGAACCGACGCTGGCCCAGCTGGAACGCCGCTTCCCCGGCGCCGATCTGCCGGACGAGGTGCGCAAGCGCGGCGCGGATGAGCCCGACAGCCGCTTCCCGCTGGTCGAGGCCGTGCTGCCCGACGGGCTCGCCTACCGTTGGAGCGTGGTGCTGGACAGCGGGCTGGCCGAGCCCCGCCGGCTGGCCGAGGGGCGGTTCGCCCAGTCGCCTTTCATCAACTTCCGCTGGCTGAAGGCGCCCGGCGAGACTTATGGCCGGTCGCCGGTGATGAAGGCGCTGCCGGACATCAAGACGGCCAACAAGGTGGTCGAGCTGGTCCTGAAGAACGCCTCGGTCGCCGTCACCGGCATCTGGCAGGCGGACGACGACGGGGTGCTGAACCCGGCGACGATCCGGCTGATGCCGGGGACGATCATCCCGAAGGCGGTGGGTTCCGCCGGGCTGACCCCGCTGGCCAACCCCGGCCGGTTCGACGTGTCGCAGCTGGTGCTGGACGATCTGCGCGCCCGCATCCGCCATGCGCTGCTGACCGACCGGCTGGCCCCGCTCGACCAACCACGCATGACCGCGACGGAGGTGCTGGAGCGCTCGTCGGAGATGGCACGGCTGCTCGGCGCGACCTTCGGGCGGTTGCAGGCGGAGCTGCTGAACCCACTGCTGCTGCGCGCCGTCGCCATCCTGCGCCGGCGCGGCGAGATCCCGGATCTGGCGGTGGACGGGCGCATCGTCGCCCTGCAGCAGCGCTCCCCGCTTGCCCAGGCGCAGGCGCAGCGCGACGTGCAGGCGACGCTGCACTGGCTGGAGACGGCGCAGCAACTCGGCTCCGAGGCGATGGCCACGGTGGACGCGGCGGCCACCGCGCGCTGGCTGGGCGAAGCCTTCGGCGTGCCGGCCACGCTGATCCGCGCCGACACGCCGCCGGCATCCACGCAGGAGGCTTCCCATGCCTGACCGCGATGGATGGGGGGCGCTCGACGCGTCCCCCGCGGGGCCGCCGGCGGACCTGTTGGCCAATGACCCGGCGCCCGCCTTCGCCCGCTGCTTCGCCGGGCCGGACGGGGAGCGCGTGCTGAACACCCTGCGGGCGATGACGCTGGGCCGCGCGCTGGGTCCCGACGCGCCCGACGCGGCGCTGCGCCACCTCGAAGGCCAGCGCCAGCTGGTCGCCGTAATCCTCGCCCTCGTTGCCCGCGGAGCCGCGCGCGGAACCTTTCGCGGGCAGGGCGCCTAATCCCCCTTCCTTCCACAGACCGGAGTCCCCCATGGCCGAAAACCTGCTGACCTCCCCCGTCCCCGGCACCACCGCGCCCGAGCCGTCGGTGCCGGAGAAGTTCCGCGACCCGCAAACCGGGGCCGTGCGCGTGGACGCGTTGCTGAAGTCCTACCTGGAGCTGGAGCGGCGCCTGTCCGCTCCTCCCGCCGCTCCCGCGGCCCTGGCCGACGCTCCCGCGGTCGAGCCCGACCGGCCGGCCCTGCTGAAGATGCTGGGCGTGCCGGACGGGCCGGAGGGCTATTGCATCGCCTGCGACCACGGGCTGTTCCACCCCGACACGGCGATCAACGGCCGCCTGCACGAGGCCGGCTTCACGCCGGAGCAGGCGCAGCTGGTCTACGACCTCGCCGCCGAGCGGATGGTCCCGCTGATCCAGGAGGTCGCCGCCGAGTTCCAGGCGGAGCGCGAGATCGAGCGGCTGGTCACCCAGTTCGGCGGCGAGGAGCGCTGGCGGGATGTGTCGCGCCAGCTTCTCGCCTGGGCCGGCAAGGCCCTGCCGCGGGCGGCGGTGGAGGGGCTGTCCACGACCTACGAAGGGGTCATGGCGATGTACCGCATGATGTCGGGGACCGAGCCGTCGGCCCTGTCGATGCCCGCCGCCCCGGCGCCCGGCGGCGGCGAGGGCGAGCTTCAGGCCCTGATGCGCGACCCGCGCTATTGGCGGGAGCGCGACCCGGCGGTCGTGGCGCGCGTCACGGAGGGTTTCCAGCGCCTGTACCCCAACGCGGGCTGACGCTGCCGACGCATCCCCCGGAGCGGCGGCCGCTCCGGGGGGTATGTGGCGAATGTGTCAAAATGCCGCGGTATTCGGCAAAATAATGGCGCGAACGTTTGCGGCGGCCACTTGGTTGTTGCGCATATGACATAAAAAAGCGAGGCTCCGTTACGCAAAGACAACCGGCCGGATGCAACCGGCCGCACGCGTGGACGGGCTGCCGGACTTCCCATGACGTTGCGCCGCAAGATTCGCTGGCTGACCTGGATCGGGCTGATCGGCTGCCTGATGGCAGCGATCCCCGCACTGTACATGCTGCGCAGCGGCTTGATCTCCGAACGCGGGCGCCTGACCACCGCGCTGGTCGACTCGGCCCACGCGATGCTCGCCGAAATGAACGCCGCCGTGGAGGCGGGCTCGCTGCGGCGGGAGGAGGCCCAGTCCCAGGCGCGGCTGGCCCTGCGGGCGCTCGGGCGCGACCCGTTCCATGTCAGCGTGTTCACCGACGGGCGCGTGCCGGCGCACTGGTCGCCGGATGGCACGGACGAGGCGGCCATCCTCAGAAGCGTGGTGTTCGCCCCGTGGGGCTGGACCGTCGCGGCCATGTCCGAGACGGAGGACATCGACCGCGAGTTCGCGGTGGAGGCGCTGGCCTTCACGCTGTTCCTGGCGGTGCTGCTGGTGCTGAGTTGGCCGCTGTCCGTCTTCCTGTCGGAGCAGGTGCTGGGCCCGGTGGAGGCGCTGTCGGCGCGCATGGAGCAGCTGACCCAGGGCAACACCGCCATCGACATCCCCGGCCGCGAGCGCGCCGACGAGTTCGGCGCCATGGCCCGCGCCATGGAGTTCTTCCGTCGGGCCGCCGGTGCCCTGATCGAGCGCGACGAGCGCCTGTTCGGCATCATGAACAACGTCGGCGAAGCCATCGTGCTGGTCGGCGAGGACGGGCTGGTGGAGGAGCACAACCCGGCCGCCGTGGCGCTGTTCGGCGTGCCGGGCGCGCAGCTGCTGGGCCGGCGCTTCACCACCCTGTTCGCCGAGGCGGACCGCGAGCGCGTCGCCGCGCTGCTGGGCGGGCAGGGTGGAAAGGACGGCGGAGGGGGGTGCGGCCGGACCGAACGGGCCGAGGAACTGGGCATCGAGCGCGGGGACCAGGATCTGGGTGGCCGGGCCGAGGTCTCGCTGACCGTGTCCTGCCTGGACGTGCACGGGCGGCGCAGCTACGTCTGCGCGCTGGCCGACATGACGCAGCGCCTGCGCCACGAACGGGAGCTGCTGCGGCTGGCGACGCGCGACCGGCTGACCGGGTTGCCGAACCGGGCGCTGGTCGAATCGCTGCTGGAGTCGGCGATCGAGCGGGCGCGCCGCCACGCGCGCTGCTTCGCCGTGCTGTGCCTGGACCTGTCACGCTTCAAGCTGATCACCGACACCATGGGCCACCACGCCGGCGACCTGCTGCTGCAGGAGGTGGCGACGCGGATTGCCGTGACGGTGCGGGCGAGTGACACGGTCGGTCGCATCGGCACGGACGACTTTGCGGTGATCCTGGAGGAGGTTCGCGACGGCGAGGAGGCGGCGATGATCGCCGGGCGCGTCCTGGCCGCCTTCGACGAGCCCGTCCTGCTGATGGGGACGGAGCATTACGTCACCCCGTCCATCGGCATCGCGCTCTATCCCGACCACGCCGACAGCGCGCAGGAGCTGATCCGCGCCGCCGACACCGCGCTGTACGCCGCCAAGCGGCTGGGCGGGCGGCGCCACGCCTTCTTCCGCAAGGAGCTGGCCGACCAGGCGCACCGCCACCTGGCGCTTGACCGCGACCTCCGCACGGCGCTGGCCGGCGGGCAGTTCCAGCTGCACTACCAGCCCAAGGTGTCGCTGATCGACTTCTCGCTGGAGGGGTTCGAGGCGCTGCTGCGCTGGGAAAAGCCGGGCCACGGCATGATCTCCCCCGGCGAGTTCATCCCGGTCGCCGAGGACACCGGCTTCATCGTGCCGCTGGGCGACTGGGTGCTGGACGAGGCCTGCCGGCAGCTGCGCGCCTGGCTGGACGACGGGCTGGACCCGGTGCCGGTGGCCGTCAACATCTCTCCCCGCCACCTGCGGCACCATTCGGCGGAGGATTTCCGCCGCATCATCGACCGGCACGGCCTGTCGCCCGACCTCGTGGAGCTGGAAATCACCGAGGGTGCGGTGATGCAGGACATGGACCACGCGCTGGAGGTGCTGGCCGCGCTGAAAGCCATGGGCATCCGCGTGGCGGTGGACGACTTCGGCACCGGCCACTCCTCGCTCAGCTACCTGAAGCGGCTGCCGGTGACGACGCTGAAAATCGACCGCTCCTTCGTCAACGGCGTGCCGTCCGTGCGCGAGGACAACGGCATCGTCTCTACCATCATCGCCATGGCCGACATGCTGGGCCTGGACGTGGTGGCCGAAGGGGTGGAGAAGCCGGAGCAGGCCAACTTCCTGCGCCACCACAACTGCACGCTCGTCCAGGGCTGGCTGACCGGCCGCCCCGCCCCGGCCGCCCAGGCCGCCGACCTGCTGGTGAAGCGGATCAAGCAGCGGGCGTAACAGGAAAAAAATCTTGACATGAATGGCGTAAAGTCCTAGAAACGGACTTGCCAACGCCCGAAGTGTCTCCCCTCTCATGACGGGCGGCGGCACCTCCCAACTCCCCTCACGCCTGTCCTGGAAAGGGCTGGCCGGACAACCGAAAGGCCCGGCCAGCCCTTTTCTTTTTCGCGCTTCGCCCGCGGCCGGGCATGCCCTTGGGCATGGCCGACAACCGGGTGGCGGACTGCTTCCCGCCGGACGGGATCCCGCTGAACGCGAAAGGATCAAAGTCACATGTCCACCTCGATCGCCCAGGCCTTCGTCAAGCAGTTCGAACGCGAAGTGCACGAGGCCTACCAGCGCATGGGCTCCAAGCTGCGCAACACGGTGCGCACCAAGAACAACGTCCAGGGCGCGTCCACCGTCTTCCAGAAGGTCGGCAAGGGCACGGCCTCGACCAAGGCGCGCCACGGCGCGGTGCCGGTCATGAACCTGGACCACACCCCGGTGGAATGCACGCTGTACGACTTCTACGCCGGCGATTGGGTCGACCGGCTGGACGAGCTGAAGACCAACATCGACGAGCGCCAGATCATCGCCAACGCCGGCGCCTACGCGCTGGGCCGCAAGACCGACGAGCTGATCATCGCGGAGCTGGACAAGTCCACCAACTACGCCGGCTCCGCCAGCGACGGCCTGACCAAGAACAAGGTTCTGGAAGCCTTCGAGCTGCTGGGCGAGGCCGACGTGCCGGACGACGGCCAGCGCTACGCCGTCGTCGGCTGGAAGCAGTGGAGCCAGCTCCTCGGCATCGAGGAGTTCGCCAGCACCCAGTATGTGGGCCCCGACGAGCTGCCCTGGCGCGGCACCCAGGCCAAGCGCTGGCTGGGCACGCTGTGGATGCCGCATTCCGGCCTGAAGGCCGCGGGCGGCGTGCGGCTGTGCCACTGGTTCCACAAGACGGCGGTCGGCCACGCGTCCGGCGCCGACGTGAAGACCGACATCAGCTGGCACGGCGACCGCGCCGCGCACTTCGTCAACAACATGATGAGCCAGGGCGCCGCCCTGATCGACGCGGCCGGCGTCGTCACGCTGCGCTGCCTGGAAAGCTGACGCGGCCGCGCGCCTCGCGCTTTCGCGCACTCATCCCCCCATTCCAGGAGTTCTTCCCATGGCCTACGCCTCGAAGGACCTGAGCGTGCTCGCCTACGCGAACGGCTTCACGCTCTGGCACTACACCACCGTCGACCTCGCGACCGAGGTGGACACCCGCGGCTATTTCAACGGCGCCACCGACCTGCTGCGGGTCGGCGACATGATCCTCGCCAACACCGACACCGACGGCGCGCCGGTCACCGGCGTGTTCGTGGTCGGCTCCAATGCCGCCGGCGTGGTGGACGCCACCAACATCACGCCCTTCGGCAGCAGCAACGTCGACTGATGGGCAACATCAGCTGATCCGGCAAGGGCGGTTCCGTTTCCAGCGGGCCGCCCCTTTCCATCCCTTCATTCCTTCGAAGGATCGAACCCATGGCACTGACCGCGGTCGGGCTGTGCAGCCGCGCGCTGATCAAGATCGGCGCGACGGCGATCACCGCCTTCGACGAGGGCACCGCCGAGGCGGAGGTGGCCGACGCCCTCTATGAGCCGGCGCGCGACGCGCTCTTGTCGGCCAACCCCTGGAGCTTCGCCACGCGGCAGGCCACGCTGCCGCGGCTCGCCGACGGGCCGGTCGCGGACTTTTCCGCCGCCTTCCAGCTGCCGGCCGATTTCCTGCGCGCGCTTGGCGCCGGGGCCGGCGGGCGGGGGCGGGGGCTCGACTGCCGCATCGCCGGGCGGACGCTGCAGGCGGACAGCGACACGGTGACGCTCACCTATATCGGCCGCCCGGCGGAGGAGGACTTTCCTCCCTTCTTCGACCAGGCGCTGATCGCCCGTCTGGCCGCGGAGTTCTGCATCCCCCTGACCGAGAATTCCAGCCGCGCCGACCTGCTGCAACGGCTGGCGGAGGCGGAGTTCCGCCGCGCCCGCCAGATCGACAGGCAGCAGGACAGCCAGCCGGGCTTCGAAGACTTCACCCTGATCGACGCGAGGGGCTGATGCCGCGGGTCACCCAGATCAAGACGAACTTCACGGCGGGCGAGGTGTCGCGCCGCCTGCTCGGGCGCGGCGACCTGCGCGCCTACGACAATGGGGCGCTGTCCTTGCGCAACCTGTTCATTCACCCCACGGGCGGGATCACCCGCCGCTCCGGCCTCGCCTTCGTGGACGGAGCGCGGGGCGACGGGCGGCTGGTCGCCTTCGAGTTCAACACGGAGCAGACCTACCTGCTGGTCTTCTCCGACGGCAAGATCGACGTCTACGAGGACGACGTGCGCGTCGCTACGGCGGACGCCCCCTGGACCGCGGCGCAGCTTCGCCAGATCACCTGGACGCAGTCGGCGGATACGCTGCTGGTCTGCCACCCCGACGTGCCGCCGCGCAAGCTGACGCGCGGCGGCGCGGATGGGCACTGGACGCTGTCGGACTGGTCCTATGGGACGGACGGCGAGAAGGTGCTGATGCCCTTCTACCGCTTCGCCGACGCGGCCGTGACGCTGACCCCGTCCGGCACCACGGGTGCCATCACGGTCACGGCCTCGGCCGCCGTCTTCGACCCGAAGCACGACGGCACGCGGCTGCGCATCCAAGGCAAGCAGCTGAGGGTGACCGGCGTCGTCTCCGCCACCCAGGTCAACGCCACGGTGGTGGAGGCACTGCCCAACACGAACGTGGCCACGGTGTGGGACGAGCAGTCCTTCTCCCCCTTGCGCGGCTGGCCGGTGTCGGCGGCGTTCCACCAGGACCGGCTGGTCGTCGGCGGGTCGCGCGACCTGCCGAACCGGCTCTGGTTGTCGCGCTCCGCCGACCTGTGGAACTTCGACCTCGGCACCGGCAAGGACGACGAGGCCATCGAGTTCGGCATCCTGTCCGACCAGGTGAACGCCATCCGCGCCGTCTTCTCCGGGCGGCACCTGCAGCTCTTCACCTCGGGCGCGGAGTACATGGTGTCGGGCGACCCGCTGACGCCGCAGAACATCCAGGTGACGCGGCAGACGCGCATCGGCTCGCCGGTCGACCGCTCCGTCCCGCCGCGCGATGTGGACGGCGCGACGCTGTTCGTGTCGCGCAACGGCAAGGAGATCCGCGAGTTCCTCTACACTGACACGGAGGCCGCCTACCAAGCCAACGACCTCGCCCTGCTGGCGCGGCACCTCGTGGTGAACCCGCGCGACCAGGATTACGACCAGAGCCGCCGGCTGATGTTCGTGGCGATGGAGGACGGCTCGCTGGGTGCCTTGACCGTCTACCGGCTGGAGCAGGTGACCGCCTGGACCCGGCTGGAGACGGACGGGGCTGTGCGCTCCGTCGCTGTGGTCGGGGACGAGGTCTACGCGCTGATCGACCGCGCCGGGCGCTGGAGCGTCGAGCGCTTCGACGACGACCTGAACCTGGACGCGGCGCTGGTCGGCGACCACGACACGGCGACCGCGGTGTGGAGCGGGCTTGACCACCTGGAGGGGCGGACCCTGTCGGTGGTGGCCGACGGGGTGGTGCGCGGGCAGGCCACCGTCGCCGCCGGCAAGATCGTGCTCGACCCGCCGGCCCGTCGTGTGGAGGCCGGGCTGCCTTACACCCATCTGGTCGAGCCGCTGCCGGTCAGCCTGCTCGGCCAGGGGAGCGTGCCGGACCCGGTGCGGCTGGTGTCCGTCACCTTCCGGCTGGAGGAGACGGCGGCGCTCAGCGCCGACCTGGGGCGGGGCCTGCAGGAGCTGCCGCTGCACCGGACGGGGCCGCAGCCGGCGGGCGGCGTGCCGGCGCGCATCTCCGGCGACCGCAAGCTGCGCACGCTCGGCTGGCGGCGCGACTTCGACCGGCCGCTGTGGCGCATCCGCCAGGACGCGCCGCTGCCCTTCACCCTGCTGTCCGTGACCATGGAATTGAAGGTGAACGACTGATGGGTGGCATCACATCCCTCGTGACCACGGCCCTGCCAGCGGTGAGCACCGTCGCGGGCACGGTCGGCAAGTTCACCGACTCCTCGACGAGCGCGCAGGCGCAGCGGGAAGTCGATGAGCGCAAATACGCCTATGAGGCGCAGAAGCAGCAGCTGGAATGGCAGCGCGAGGACGCGCTGCGTCGCCAGGACCAAGAGCTTCAGCGCCAGAAGGACGAGCAGGCCCGCGTCGAGGCGGAGCAGCAGCGCACCCGCGAGATGGACTGGCTGGCGCAGAGTCAGAACCAAGCCGCTGACCAGCTGCGCTCCAACCAAGCCACTGATATGGCGGACAAGCAGGGGAGCGCGCCGGCCCAGCTCGCCCAGATCAACGCCAATGCGGCGGCGGAGGAGCGGCGGCGGGTGGACGCCCTGCGCCGCACCATGGCCCGCACCCGTGCCACGCTGGGGGCCAGCGGTGTCAGCGCCGCCGACGGCTCCGGCGAGGCGATCCTGCTCGGCGCCGTCAACGACAGCGCGATGGAGCGCCAGGACGCTGGCCAGATCGACCAAATCAAGCGCCAGGCAATCCAGCAGGAGCTGGACAACGCCCGTCGCCGCAACCTGCTCGAACAGGCACAGCTCGCCGACCGCCAGCGTCTGGAGTTCATGAGCAAGTTCTATTGAGCGCTACAACCCTCTCCCGCCCCCGGCGGGAGAGGGGCCTTCCCCGCCAAGAAGGGCCCTTTCATGCCCACGACCATTCAAATTCCGCGCGGGACTCCGCGCGTGCAGTATCTCGCCGACGGCGCGCAGGTGAGATTCCCCTTTCCGTTCCCGATCTTCGCGGCGGGCGATCTCCAGGTCTTCCTGGGCGCTGCGCTGCAAGCGACCGGCTATGCCGTCGCCGGGGCCGGGAACACGGACGGCGGGACGGTGACCTTCGCGGCCCCGCCCGCCGTCGACACGCCCGTTCTGCTGCGCCGCCGCCTGCCCATCGAGCGCACCAGCGACTTCCTGGAAAGCGGGCCGCTGCCGGCCTCCAGCCTGAACCGGGAGTTCGACCAGCTCACCGCCGCGCTCCAGCAGGTGGCCGGCGACCAGGAGCTGATACTGCGCTACACCGACACCGACCTGCCTGCCTCCAACCTGCTGCCGGAACGCGCGGTGCGCGCCGGCCGGCTGCTCGCCTTCGACAGCGCGGGCAACCCCACCACCCGCGCGCCGGTGGACGAGGAGGCGCTGTCGACCTTTGTGGCGCCGGGGGCCGGCGCCGTTCGCCGCCCGATCCGCGAGAAGCTGGCCGACGCCGTGTCGGTGAAGGACTTCGGCGCGGTCGGCGACGGTGTGGTGGACGACACCATCGCCATCCAGGCGGCGCTGACCAGCGCGAGTGCGGTCCATGTGCCGCCGGGGACGTACAAGATCACCAACACGCTGACCGTGGCCTATGGCAAGACGCTGGCCGGGGCCGGGCAGTCGTCGGTCATCAAGGGGGCTTCGGACGGCTTCGACCTGATCCACCTGCCGGACGGCTACGCGACCGTGTCGGGGCTGCGGCTGGAGCAGGGGGACGCCGGCGTCCGGCTGTTCGGGCGCGACGGCCCCTGCGTGCACAACACGCTGAGCGACCTGACGCTGTGGGAGCCGCGGGTCGGGCTGCTCTTCGACGGTTACACGGACCCCAACCGGCCCTGCTATTGGAACATGGTGTCGCGCGTGCTGGTGGCGCGGCCGGCGGTGCACGGGGTCTGGCTGACGCGCAGCGGCGACGGCGACACGCCGAACGCCAACCGCTTTTCGATGGTACGGGTCTACTCGCTGTCCGCCCCGATCAGCGGCTGCGGCTTCTACGTGGAGCAGGGCAAGTACAACAACACGTTCCAGGACTGCGAGGCCAACCTGTCCACCATGGCGCTGGCCTGCTTCCGCGTCGGCGCCAACACGGACAAGACGCTGATCCTGAACTTCTACGCCGAGTCGCTGGGCGGCGTGCCGAACGTGCAGCTGGATGCCGGGTCGGTGGAGACGGCCATCGTCAACCTGCTGTCCATGTCGGCCGGGCCGGCCATCTACGACCTTTCCGGCGGGCAATACACCGCGGTCAACGCCGGCTATCCGGAAAAGAACCGCCTGATGCGCAGCCGCGTCCGCGAGCTGGTCGTGGAAACGCTGCGCTACGACACGGAGTATGTGGAGCCGCCCGCCGGCGGGCTGGTGCAGCCGAACCTCGGCAGCTCCGTCTATCTGGTCAGCGCCTATGGTGGCGACGTGGAGTTCCGGCTGCCCGCGGCGGGCTCGGCCAACGGGAACACGGTGACGGTGAAGCGCACCGACGCGTCGGCCCACGTCCTGACCATCACCGAGGACGGCGGGCCGGGGCCGGACGGGCGCCGCGTGGCGCTCGGCAACCGGTACGACTTCGTGACGCTGGTGTCCAACGGGGCCGGCTGGTGGATCGTCGCCGGCAACAGCCTGCCCAGCAACGCCGGCTTCCGCGACCAGCCGGGCACGTTCGAGCCCGACCTGAACCAGTCGCTGTATCTGGTCAGCGCCTACGGCGGCGCGGTGACGGTGCAACTGCCGGCGCCCAGCGCGTCGCACGCGGTGGGGCGCACGTTGACCATCAAGAAGTCGGACGTCTCCGGCAACACCGTCACCGTCACCAAGGCGGGTGGCGGCGGGCCGGACAACGCGGCGGTGACGCTGGCCGCCACCGGCAGCGCGGTGACGGTGATGTCCAATGGCGCGGCCTGGCACATCCTGGGGCGGGTGCCATGACGGGGGTGCCTGAGAAGGGGACGCTTGAGAGGAAGAAGGGCTTCTTCGCCTTCGTCCACGATTGGAACAAGCTGTCCGACCTCGTCACGCCGCGCCACCACCGCCGCATCGCCGTCTGGCTGGAGCAGCAATGCGCCGGTCCGGACAGGCGGATGCTGCTGATGGCCTTTCGCGGGGCGGGCAAGTCGTCGCTGGTCGGGCTGTTCGCCGCCTGGATGCTGTACCAGGATCCGAACCGGCGCCTGCTGGTGCTGGCGGCCGACCTGAAGCTCGCCAAGAAGATGGTGCGCAACGTCAAGCGCATCATTGAGCGGCACCCCGACACCCGCCACCTGAAGCCCCCGGCGAAGGAGCGCGACCAGTGGGCCGCCGACCAGTTCACCGTGGTCCGCCCGCAGGAGCTGCGCGATGCCTCGATGGTCGCGGCGGGGATCGGCGGCAACGTCACGGGCAGCCGCGCCGACGTGGTGATCTGCGACGACGTGGAGGTGCCGCGCAGCTCCGGCAGCCCGGGCAAGCGCGCCGACCTGCGGGAGAAGCTGGCGGAGATCGAATACCTGCTGGTGCCGGGCGGCGTGCAGCTCTACGTCGGGACGCCGCACAGCTACTACTCCATCTACGCCGACGAGCCGCGGCCGGAAGCGGGGGAGATGCGGCCCTTCCTGGACGGCTTCGCCCGGCTGGTTCTGCCGGTCTACACGGAGGGGCCGGACGGCAAGCGCACCTTCGCTTGGCCCCGGCGCTTCGACGAGGCGCACGTCAACCGCATCCGCAAGGCGACCGGGCCCAACAAATTCACCAGCCAGATGCTGTTGCGGCCCGTAAACGAGGCGGAGGGCTTCCTCGACCTCGACAAGCTCGGCCGTTACGACGGGGTGCTGGACTATCGGGAATCGCTGGGCCGCGCCGTGCTGACGCTGAACGGAGTGCGGCTGGCCTCGGCCTCCTGCTGGTGGGATCCGGCCTTCGCGCGGCCGGCGGCCGAGGGCGGCAAGCCCGGCGATTCCAGCGTGGTCGCCGCGGTCTTCGGCGGGGAGGACGGGCGCTTCTACCTGCACCGGGTGCTGTACCTGACGGTGAACCCCGGCAACCCGGACACCGAGGCGGAGCAGCAGTGCGCCCAGGTGGTCCGCTTCCTGGAGGAGCATCATTTGCCGTCGATACACGTGGAAACCAACGGCATCGGCCGCTTCCTGCCCGGCCTGCTGCGCAAGGCGCTGGAGAAGGCGAAGGTCGCGGCCGCCGTCGTGGAGCGGAGCAGCAACCGCAACAAGGCCGCCCGCATCCAGGAAGCCTTCGACGCGCTGCTCGCCGACCAGCGCCTGTTCGCCCACGCCCGCGTGTGGGAGACGGCCTTCGTCCGCGAGATGCGCGATTGGTCGCCGGATGCCCGCTACAACGGTCGTTCCGGGGGCAGGGACGATGGGCTCGATGCAGTGGCCGGCGCCCTGTCCTGCGAACCCTTTCGCTTCGACCGCTCAACCGCACTGGACCGCCGCCCGGACTGGCGCGGCACGGTGCCAGTGGTGGCGCCGTCGTCGGGGTGGGAGGTGTGATGCAGCCTTTTAACACCGCCCCAGAAACCGCAAGGCCGCTTCCCACCCGGGAGGCGGCCTTTTTCTTTTCCTATGCACCGGAGAAACCCAATGCATGAGACCGTCGACTTGGTCTGGTGGATCTCGGCCGTGGAACTGCCCGTGATGGGCGGGCTGTTCTGGCTGATCACCCGGCTGCGCAACGATTCCGAATCCGCGCTGGAGGACCTGCGCGTGCGCGCCGAGAACGCCCAGGCGCAGGTGCGCGAGAGCCTGGCCGCCTACAAGCTGGAGGTCGCCAAGACCTACGTGTCCTTCGCCACGCTGAAGGACGTGGAGCAGCGCCTGACCGACCACCTGCTGCGCATCGAGACCAAGCTGGAAAGCGGCTGCTTCTCCGACGGGGGGCGCCGATGAGCGCCCGTGCGCTGCGGCCGGAGCCGGCGATCGCCGCGGTGAATGCCGTTCAGGACAACCACCGATCCGAGGCCGTGGACACGCTGGCCCGTGCCCTGTGGGGCGCGGCGCGGGGCGAGCCCGTGCGGGCCATGGAAGCGCTGGCGGCGCTGGTCATGAACCGCGTCCGCCGGGCGCGGGAACGCGGCGGCTGGTGGTGGGGCGGCGATGTCGTCGCCGTCTGCCGCAAGCCCGGCCAGTTCGCCGGATGGGGTGGCAGCCATGAGGCCGTCACGTCCGACGATCCGGCCTTCGCCGCCTGCCGGCGCATCGCGCGCCGGGCGGTGGCGGGCCAGCTGGCCGATCCGACCTTTGGGGCGACCCACGTCCACCGGGCCGGCGAAAGTCCCGACTGGGCGCATGGCCGCAGCGCTTGCGCCGAGTTCGGGGCCCTGCTGTTCTACAACGACGTGGAATGA